AAGGTACCGGCATTGCTGAATAGCGGTGAGACTGTACTTACAAGAGCTCAGACCGGAAACCTGGCAGCGCAACTTGATGGGATGAGCCCTGTAATGCGTTCAGCCCTCGCAGTAATCGAAAGCGATCAGATTAAAATCCTATTGCAAAACGGAGCTCAGGCGAAAGGGCAGACGTTGAGCAGCTATCTTAATTTATAAATAGAGAAAAATATGTCATACGATGTTCATTGGAGGGTTCCGTTCGTAGCTTTGAACGGCGACAGATATAGGGTAGATGTTCTGGAGGAGGATTGGGGCGACGAGATTATAACGCTTATAGGCTCGGACAATCCATTTGAGACCACCGAGAGCACCAGTGATAATATCTTCACCCCGATACGTTCTTGCACAGGAGCTCTTCGTATCGCCGATAACGGATTTGATGCAGATGGCAACGAATTCGACTACATGGATATGCTGCCTAATGATATATTCGATTTCCAGGTGCAATTATGGAAGGAGGGCGAGGTTCCTATATTAAGATGGATTGGATATATTAAGCCGGATACGCTTACATCGCGTATGTACGATAAAGTCAGTATTCGGGAGTTCCGCCTGACCTGCCCGCTTGGTTGCATGTATAGTATAGACTTTTCGTTCTCCAACAATAAAAGCAATATGGGCTCGGTGCAGACTATCGGACAGATATTGTATAACGCATTGAGCAGCCTGAATGTGGAATGGCAAAAGGTGTATCAGCAGCGAAACGTAGCCCCGGCTGACGACCTGACTGCGAAAATCAGCCTAATGAACTTTATCGGCAATGATATAGCTCCAACGCATTCCGCAATACAGCCTGATGGCGATCCGGACATCTTCACGGCAACTTGGACAGATAGGTCGCAATCATGGGGGAATGTTGTTGAGAAGATATGCGAATTCTTTGGATGGACCTTATATTCCCGTGGGCTGAACCTTTATATTATAGCTCATGAGAATGTGAGCACTTGTCTTAAATTCGATTTTGATACGTTGCTAAATGATGATATATCATACTTACCCCAGGAGAATGACGAGATAATCTATACGGACGAACTGACGTATGCTTCAAAAAATCATACAGAAAGTCGTATGGTCGGGCGCAAGGAAATTATCGTAAAGTCCTCTGCCAATGAATATGAAGCTGTAATAAATCCGGATTTCTCGCAACTCGAATTAGAGGTGTTTAGTAACCCGAGCGGCGGCAGCGTCAATAAATGGGATTCCCAGCACTGGTACACGGCCTACAAGATGAAGCAGAATATGTACCCGCAAGAAGAGCTTGTTAAAATTCAGTTCATTGGGAACTATCAGATTTATGAGAATCGTACAATTCAAACAAGCACACTATTCGCTGAATTCATTGTCACCAGGTATGATGCGTTTCTTTCCACTGACTTTCCGACGAAAGACTCTTATTCATTCCGCGATGGCATCTGTCACTATAAAGGCGGGCAGACAGGAGCTTTATTATATTTCGCGAAAACGATGTATGATGTTTGCATACCCGTTGGGAGTGTAGTGTCAATTAATGCGTCTGCAACGCTAAATTATTATGGTGATGATTCAACAGGAAATCTTGAGGGGCGAACAGTCAGGTGTGCGTTGCGTATTGGAAATAAATATTATTATAACGGGGGGTGGAACGATTCTTGGGGATCATTTGACCTGCCGCTCAATAATAACGGAAAACTTACCTATGAGCAAAATGAGCTCGATGTAGTCGGAAATATCATTCAGGGCGTATTGGTTAACAATCATAACGGATCAAACGGGTATTGCATACCAATCGCAGATTCTGGCCTCTGTGGACGTATGGAGCTGATGATATATGCCAATCCTGGTGAGCCGACAACCAAGGAGCTGAACTGTGTGTTAAACACATTGACGGTTAGTATATATAACGAGGATAGCAGACTACTACCTCTCAACAAACCTTCTCATGAGTACAGGCAGATAGCGAGCAACAAATTTAGGGAAGATATGGAAGTAAATCTGGCAATGGCAAGCGGGAATAGAAACCTGTATGGTTTCGGCCAATTATTCAGAGAGAATATGGAACTGCTTGTCACATTGCCATACATCGTTGGCGGGGATATGCAGCCGGAGCAGAATTTGTTAGGCAGATTATCCCGTATATATGGCTCAACAATATACAGAAGCACCATTGAGGTAATGGATGATGAAATCGCAGAATTACCCAACACAATTTTTACCCAAAACGAATACTCGGTAAAGACATATCGCTTACAGAGTTGTTCACACAACTGGCGGCAAGGGACTATGAAATTAACAATAATAGAGGAATAAGAATATGGCACAGCACGAATTATTACACGGAAGGAATTTCGTAATCAGTATTGATGGCGAGCCAATGGCACTCAGCAAGAGTTGCACGGTGGATATACAATGCGACACTATACCAATATCCAGCCCTTCCACCGGAGAATGGGAAGATTCTATGCCTGGACGAAATAAATGGGAGGTGAGTTGCAATCACTTGATGTATAACCGGGGTGCCAGCAAACCGATTGATCGCGTGGATATGGTCAGGCGCGTCGTCACACTTTCAATGGATATTGTATATGAGGACACGGCTAAGTTCTACGACTTCAAAGATGACATCGCATCCATATCAACAGATTATCCATACGTTGATTCGAGTGCGGTAATATACTTTGATACGGTAAGAAAACTTTTTGTCTGCCTGTATAATAATGTTTATTACATTGCTTGGCGATATTCTGACGGGAGCGTTAATCGCTTCACCAACGTGGATAGCTCTGTAATATACGAGAAGACTCATGAGGATAACGCATACTATAAAGGAGTAAGGTCTGGGACAACAATAGAGCTTACAAGGCGAGATACAGCCAGGCAAGGCCAGGCAATCGTGCGCCAGTGGAGCGGAACCTTTACATGGGGGAATCTCGCCCAGGGCAGTTTCAAGTTCTTAGGCAAGGGTCCTTTGTCACCGATTGACGGAGAAGAGGAAGTAAGCGAAGAAGATATGGAAGAATAGTGTCATAATCACATATTTGATGTATTAGTTTTATTTTTCATCATGAGAATGGGGCCCGTTGTGAAACGAGCCCCATTCTATTATTTTATCTTACTGAATGCCTCCAGTACATCCATGTCAGCCAGTCGCGCATATATCTGAGTAGTCTCTAACTTCTTGTGGCCGAGAGCCCTCTTCACAGCCTCTATCCTCACACCATGCCGCAGGCAATAGCAGGCATAGGTATGCCGGGCAACATGGCTGGTTATATGCTTGCGGATGCCACAGTTAATAGCCACCTTATCCAGATACTTATTATAGTCGGTGTTGCTGATTACAGGCACCCGCCAGTCCCATCGCTTCAGCACCTCAACGGCGAACGGCAGGATAACAGCAAAGAATCCCTGTTTAGTCTTTACTCTTTTATCAATGAGCACTACTTGACCGTCGAAGTCCTCGCAACTTGTAAAGTCCTTCTCCATCAGGTCACGGAACGATAGCCCCGTTCCCATCTGAACGATAAAGCGAAGTCTAACCATTTCAAGCTCTGGCAAAGGCTGCTTGGTAGTAAACCATGCCTGCATCTCCGCGTCCGTCAGATGTTCACGCTCGGGTTCCTCGCCCCTATCCACACTAATGCCAGCTGTCACGTGCATTGGAATCAGCTGCTCAGCCTGAGCAATGCGGATATACTTACGTAGCCGCTTCCAGTGGTCATGCACCGTTGACTGCTTCAGTTTCGTCGGATGCAGCTGTCCGTCCAACCCATGCCGTATAATCTCCTTACTGCTCACATAGCGCAGGAACGCCGCGATATTCGTTTTCGTCACATGCTCGAACTTCCTTATCTTGCCATACTCGCACAGCAGATAGTACAGGCTCATGTGATGCTTTCTGGTATCCTCGGTAATATCGGCAATATCAATCTGCTGCTTCAGAAAGTCCAGGAAGGACGCATCCTTTCGGTCAACCTTCATCGCCTTAGTGCCCGGCATATCCGAATTTTCGGCAATAGCATTGCTTATAGTAGCCGTAGCCTTCTCCATCTGTTGCTTAATCATAATGTTCAGCTGGTACGATGCCGGATGATTAACCACCCAGTACGTCTCGGACCACTGCGACGGCAGCACCCTTACGCCGGTACTGATATACTTCCGCTGCGTACGGCTGAAATACACTCTCAGCCACACCGTTGCAGGCGTAAGCGTCGCATCGCTTCCAACGTGCTTGTAATCATAGACAACTTCAATCTTAGGTTCTCGCATAGGCATCCTTGCCGCCTTTCTTGCCCGCACACTATGCACGGACATCCATACATTCTTTCTCTCCATTTTCAGGGTAACACATTTGCACAAAATTGCCCAAATGTGCACAGAAAATGGTAACACACCGCCAACACTCAACCACCTAAAAATCACCAACTTACATCGTTTCAAAAAGTGATCCCGGAGGGAATATTTTGGGATGGTGTAAATAATTGATATTTACTGGGTTGGGAGGGTTACTGAATTAGTGAGTAACACGGTGTGTTACCATTGGGTGCACCTGGGTCATTTCTTGCTGTTAATAACTTGTAATAATGTGGCGATCTGGGCATCCTTGTTTTCCAGCTGCTGACGTAGTGCTTCGAGGATGCTGGAGGGGACGGTGACCATTTCGACTTTTTCTCTCATGTTTGACTTGTAGGGCTGGGTGGGCTCATTGGCAGGTATGACATTGCTTGACGTTGAAACAACATCGGGCTCTGCTTTAGAGAGCTTAACACCTTCGGTCCATGCCTTAGTAACTGGCTTGCCGCGCTCCATCGGGCCCACACCGAGAATGATCCAGTCGGGATTGAGTTCAGGACATGCTTCAAGAATCTTTTGGATAGTTGAAACATTAGGACCTGAGTTATTTCCAATCTGACCATTAACTAAGCCACAATGTACTTCCATAGCCTTCATTGTTCCAAACTTGTATCTTGCATACTGTTGGAGTCGTTCTTTTGGGGTAATTGCGTACATTTTCTCTATATATATAATGTATAAATTAATTAATTATCTATTTTTGGATAAATTTTTATCTATTTTGTTTGGAGCGTATTATATTTTTTCCTAATTTTGCCATCGAAAGTTAATTAATAATGAACAAAAAGGAGTGGGGAGAGGTTGTTGAACCTTTCCAAAATATAGGAAATCCGCTGATTGTCCGATATGTAGAGCAAATGCAAAGGTAAAACAATTTTTCCCTATCCTCCAAATATAAATTAATTAAAATAATATAATATGGATAAATTTCTATTGAAATCAGCCTTCGGAATTAACAACATGAAGGAAATGGAAGCAGGAGATACGATTAAGGTCGCCTGCCAAACATGGCTCGAATGTAATTCTGTTAAGGTTCAGGTTTGCAATTACAAAAAGGCATATCCGCGAGAGGATATCAGCAAATACGAAACTAAAACAGAAAAACAGGGGAATGGATTCATTATTACCATTACAGCTGTTGCATAATTTTTTTTACCCGTTTCAATACATTTTTATCTAATAATAAA